GGATCTCAAGACCCGTCAGCGTCGGGATTGGGTTGCCGCTGTCGTTTTTGATCTCAACGCCATCAGCAGTAACGCTCAGCGTTGCACTGCCAATGTTGACTGGCAGTGGATCGTTCGGATCTGCTTTGACGTACACCTCTGTGTAGCGGTCACCATCGATAATCCTTTGAGTCATGGTGCATCTCCGACAAACCAGTGTACGAGTGTTGTCGGGGCTGAGTTAGCGGCTGACGTTCCGCAGAGCGGCCTTAATTGGCGAGTACAGCGCGACAACCTGGTCTATTTGGCGGGCGGTTGCTGGGTTGCCGGTGGCCTGGGCGATGGTCGAGGCGATCTCGGCGGTCATGATTTCGGGGTCGGCTGTGCGCAGTAGCGTTGGCATCTCGTTGTCGAGGCGCTCATAGACGTGTGGCAGGGCGCGGCGCAGGGGGCGGTCGATGGCAGCGGTGGCCAGGGGTTTGATGATGGCTTCAGTGATGCCCATCACGAGGAAGGCGATAAGGCCGTCAATGATTGTGCGGAGAGACATGAGATCAGGGGGTAGGTGGACCATTGCGACGACGACTCGAGCTCGGTGTGTTGGGCGAGTCAGTGATGAATGCCCAAAGCGTGCTCGCAGCGCCGCCGGCCACGGTGAACGCTTGGGTCCAAGCGGGGCCGCATGCTCCGGGTTTTCGGAGTTCGCATGCCGCGACGTTGCCGCTCGCCATGAGCAGCATGTAGGTGTAGCAGCCGACGAGCAGCTTGAGGACGAGGCTGACGACGGCGGGGTGGTTCATGTGCCGTGCGCCTCGAGTTTGGCCACGCGCTGCTCTAAGCCGTTAAGACGTTGGTAGGTCTCTTTGCGGTCGGCTTTGATGTCGACGTGGAGCTCTTCTAGGCGAAGCGCGACGTTCTCGACTGCAGCAGTCAGCTTGATTACAGCTTCTCGTCCGTCTCGTGTGCTTTTGGTGGCACTACCTACTCCCATTGCACCGACCGTGATCGCGGCACCTACTACGGCAGCGGCTACTTCAACCACGGCTTGCGTGAGCGGACATACCAGCGTAGCGAGGGTGATTAGTGCCCTTGTCCACGAAGTTTTTTACGTCCTCGGCGTCTAGGTCTGGAGTTCTGACCTTGGCCTTGCGCTGTGGTTTTAGGCCGCCCGGCCTGGAAGGTAAGCCGGGCGGAAGATACGCCTGTCTTGCTTTTTACAGCCAAAGGGGTTTAGGCCATTGAACAAGTCTAAGGCCCAGCGGTAACTAGAAACTGCGTGTCATGCTGCTGTAGGAATAGGTTGACCCCAAGGCACGCCAGCAGCTTTCGACGGTGCGCGTTGCTCGTCGATTTGAGCTTGGAGGGCAGCCTCGATTTCAGCGACTTTTTCGTCGCCGCCGAGTGCTTCCTTGACCCAGCCGATAACGATTTCTTCAGTCAAATCTGCATAAGGAATGAGATTCTCGGGGCGCTGAAACCCAACGCTGCCGTAGGCGCCAGCAGAGTATGCCTCGTCTTTGGCGGTGACGGTGTAGTGGGCTGTAAATACAAAACCGTCATCAGTTTCGCGTTCGAGGGTGTTGATGCCCCAGGTAAAAGTAGTAGCCATGATTAAAGACCAGTCGTTGACAGCGTAATGGGGTTGCAGCCTGTTGGGAAGGGTCGGCTGCCCGCCCTGTTAGTGAAGATGACTAGCCATTTTCAAACTTGAGTCAAATTAGAAGGTGACTAGAGAATAGGGCTAAGAGGTTTAGGTGTAAACGATTTTCAGGTCGCCAGTGGAGGTGCGGTACACATCTCCGTCAACAAGACCACCAGCTTTGGCGGCAGCGTTATCAGCATAAACGGGCGCGTTGGAGAAATTGATCACTCGTGTATTCTTGATACGCATCGCCTCAGTTGGTGATGACGCCCCATCCGCAGTAACGGAGAACACTAATCGTCCCGGCATGTCGTTAGCGCCGGGGGTGCCATCTACATCGGCAGAAATAGCGGCAGCAAGTGTTTGCAGATCAGTGCCATCTGCACCCGCAAAGCCAATAATGCCTAGCTCATCTCCGCTTTGGACAACAGTGCTAGAGCCGGTTGAGGTGCCCCTTGATTTACCGAGGACAATAACAGAAGGGCTAGAATCATTGGTGTTATTAACTACAGAAAAACCATAATACTCTGTAGTTTCTATTTGTACTTTTGCACTTAAAGGGGCAACGGCGCCAACGCTACGAGCGGAAGTCGCGCCAACCAATAACTGACCTGCACTCGTAATCCTCATCCGCTCCGTTGGGCTGCTCGCTCCGTCGGCGGTGGTAGAAAAAACAAGCCTGCCCGGCATGTCGTTAGCGCCAGGGGTGCCGTCTACAAAAGCCTCAATACGAGCAGCTTCTGTTGCTTGAACGCCGTCGTCACCTGCAGCGGAAATACGCAGCAATCCATCATTGTTTTGGACAATAGTTCCGTATGATGTTCCGCGTGATTTTGCGGCAAAAACAGTCGCGGGAGCTGCACCATTTATACCGCAGAAGAATAAAGCAGACCCACCACCGCCTTCTTTGACTTGGAAACTAGGCGTAAGAGTCGTAGTAAGTAGCCTTGTTGTAAGCGCACTAGACGTGCCAACTAACAGGCGTCCTGAGCTGTCGATACGGGCGCGTTCAATGGCAGAAGTAGTAAACCTTACCTCCGAGCCGCCAACAAGCAAGGGCTCGTAAGATGTCGCTCCATTAGTACCATCTACACCCTCTAGAAGTGCTCCTGTTGTATTGGTTCCAATGCGAAGACCTTTGGTTGCTCCTTGCACATAGGTAATGACGTTCGAATCTCCGCCTTGACTTGCGTGAAGACGTGAGACAGGACTCGTAGTGCCAATCCCTACGTTACCTGCCTGATCTATACGCAAACGCTCTGCATTACTGCCACCGTTTGTTGCTGTGCTGAAAGCAAGATAGGTTCCACCTGCTGTAGACTGAGCATATGCACCGACTGTTGCTGTAACGCGAGCACCGGGTGATGATCCGTCGTTATTGAAAAAGTCAATCTTTCCAATTAGGTCATTCAGTACTGCAGCAGAGTTATTTCTCCTGAGTGTGATCGTGGTGCCTTGATCCTCGCTTAACGTAAGCAAAGTGCTAGGGCTACTAGTCCCCAGACCTAGTTTCCCGTCCGATGTGATGCGGGCGCGTTCGGTGTTGTTTGTTCCAAGTAATAGCGGGCTATTGGTTGTTGCCGCTAAAAGTGTGTACCCATCTCCAGCACGTAACACCGCTGCGCTAGCAGTGCCGCCACCACCTCCTAGGTAGTTTGCCTGAAAACCACCAACTGAAAAACCTGAAGTGTCTGTAGTTATGGCACGGATTGTTTGAGTGCCGCTTCCAGAAACATCAAGATTGAATCCAGGGCTCGTAGTGCCAATCCCTACGCGGCCTGAGGAGTCAATAAGTACTCGCATGGCATTAGCCGTTTCGTCTCTAATGCCAAAACCATCACTAAAATCACCCCTAACACCAGCAAACCAAAGGCGGTCAGCATTATTGATATCAATGCCTGCGATTCCTGTTGCTGAGGTCGAATCGATTTTCGCTAAAGCATTTCCAGAGTTTTGCAGATGGAACTGCCTGCTAGGGCCACTAGTCCCCAGACCTAAGCGGCCACTGGAGTCCAGGCGCATTGCCTCAGTTACACCTGTGTAAAAAATGTGGTTAAACGCGTAAATGCTACTGGTGACGAACGCATCAGTACTTCTGTTGTAGTGCCGCGTGAGATTGACGCCAGAAGTATCACCCGGCTCAATTTCAATGCCTTCTGCGCCAGCTTTTGAGACAACAAAAAGCGAAGGAGCAGAACTAGTATTAACACCAACGCGACCATTGCTGCCAACAAACAACCGCCCAGTGCCATTAGTCGAGATGGCTACTTGGTCTGCGCCGGGGCTGTAAATGCCAGTATTAGGGTCGCCGGTGAAAGTAATCGTCGGCGCTGCAGCCGTACCAAGCGGATAGCTAAAGCGCTCGCTGCTGGTCCAGGCACCAGTGGCGTTCACCCAGTTGATCGTCTTGTTGGTGGTGCCACGAAGGGTAATACCACCGCCATCAGCGGTTGTGTTTGTCGGCGTCGCAACAACGCCCATTTCAATGTTTTTATCTTCAACTAATAAATTGGTCGTATCAAGCGTTGTAGTAGTACCGTTAACAGTTAAATTACCCGTAATAGTTGCGTTATTACTAACAGTAAGGTCTTGAATTGTAGTGGGCGATGCGTTAAGTGCTGAGCTGATTTCAGCCGCAACTTTTGACTGTAGTTGCGCGGCATCAACAACCTTGCCCGATGTGCCATTAGTAACATCAGCAGCACTGGCAAGACGCACCGTACCAAAAACAGTGGTCGTAGCCAATGGGACACTTGTTGCCCCCACCCATGTAGTAGTTGAATCTTTATACGCCTTCAGCACTGGAGTGGCACTGTTAATGTCCAGCCACAAATCTCCCGCGCTCGGGGAAGTAGGAGGCGTAGCCCCCACCCAGACGTTATTTAGCTTGCGAACGTTACCAGCGGTGTCCTTGCAAGTAAGGAACGGACCATCAGCGTTGTAATTTAGTGCTAGCTCGCCTACAGCCAGATCACTGGCAAATGGCTGTTTCTGGCTAACGGCGCTCTTCTTGAGCTGAATTTGCAAGGACATGACTATAGAGCCGATGGACGCCGGGCATACGCCGGTACCACCAGTCTAGCGATTTAGCTTGTCTCAAATAGGAACTGACCGAGTGCGCTACCGAGCGAGGTTGCGAGCGTGGTGAATTGCAAGTTTGCTGTATTTCCTTGGAATAAGCGGATGTCGTAAATAGCGCCATTTGTTGTAGCGCAGTGATTCACGTTAATTTGATTGGTTAAATCTTGTGCCGTTGCTGTTACATTGGCAACTGGGACATCTCCCCTATTGTTAATTGTGGTTCCATCGATATAAACAGCCACACCTGTTGTATTCGTTGTGTATACAAAACCGGCCAATATGCCAGCGGGAACTGGATTGGGACCCGCCGGTTCACTAATGCTGATATTGACGCTATGTACACCTACATAGCGATGGGGGAATGTAGGCGACACTGTAAAAGCTGTCGCGCCGCCGCTTTGTTCGTCAGAACCAGCAATAATAATTTTCTCGTTTGCGGATAAGTATCCTCGATCATTGTTCGTGACCAAGTTGCTGGCAATGCCCATATTTTCTGTGCCTCCTCCCTGGCTCGCAGTCAAGGTAGGCAAAACTGCTGTGTTGTTACTGACTTCAGCTCCCGTTGCCCAGCGCTGACTAACATTGTTGACACGAACAGGAAGCTCGATGGTTGCCAGAGTGTCTGATGCTGCAGTGCCGCCTGTGGCAAAACTATAACGGTTCGTAGAAAGTACACCAACACCCTGAGCAATAAGCTCGTTTTGAAGTGCAAGAATCGTGGCACGAGATGCAATGAACGATGCGAATGGCTGCATCGAACCAGACAAGTCAGTGATGCTGGTTACGTCCAAACCTGGCGGGCGTTTGGTGCGTGCTTTAGCACCAAAGAATACTGGTACTGAATTGCCAGCCATATCAAGCGATCCTCGTGGCGGTGTAGATGACGTTGTTGGCTGCGGCGATGTAGTAGCCGATCAGCAAGTTACCGGTCAGTCCAGTGGTGTTAGTTGTTGGATCCACCCATGTATTGACTGCCGGTTTCCAATTAGCGTTGTCGATCCCGATTTGTGCCACGCCCGTTGCATTGGTTACGAAGATGAAGCCGGAAGTACCGATATAGCCAGTAGTGGTTGGTGCGCCCAATGCCAGCGTGGTAGATGTGCCACTCTTGGTAAAGGTGAAGTTGGCACTCAGATCGAAGTTGGTATTGCCACTCACCCACGCCACCGGAGTGGTGAGCAGCTTGTTGGCTGGTAGCGTCGGGATCTTCGCTAGCTCCAGCACTGGCAACTTATCGTTGGTCAGTGTGGGGATGTTGGCTAGCGGAATTGATGGGAGCTGGGCAGTTGGCAACAAACTGCTGCCATCCAACGTCGCCAAGCCGTTAGCCGCACCACGCAATGCAGCAAGGTTGCTTGGTACCAGTGCGCGGGTTGTGTCGCTATAGCCAGCGGCTTCGGCGTTGGTAGCAATCTCAATGATGCCTGCTTGCGTGGTCGAAGCAGAAGGCAGTAGCCCACCAGTCAGTGCTGGGATTTGAGCCGTGGGGATTTTTCCACTGCCATCAAGTGAGGCGAAACCGTTCGCTACACCACGCACATCGCCGAGCGTGGCTGGTGTAATGGCTCGATCAATATCGTTAAAAGCTAGCGTTTCAGCCGATGTGGCAAGCTCAATAATCCCTTGCTCGGTGGCACTAGCAACAGGCAGGAAATCTGGCGCGAATACAGGCGAACCTTCAATCGTGCCATTGATGGTGATGTTGTTGAAATTGGCTTGCTGCAGCGAATTGAATTCGTCCGTGACCGTCAGCGTGTCAAAGCTTGTCGGCACCACTGGGAAGTCTGGGTCGCCACCAAGTGCTCCAAGACCGGCAGTCTCGGTGCTAACAATGGTATTGGTGCCGAGGTCGTTGATGGTGTCGCCTTGGACGATCAAGCCGTCCTCGTTGAAACCAGTGTTATAAACGCGCCCGCCAAAGTAATTGACGGCGAAGTAATCCACTTTATGCTGATCTGTCAGTACCGTCACTTGGTACTTGGGCATTGCCTTGGAGTAGTTGCCCTGACCAGCCCATTCGTAGGCTTGACCGAAAGCACGAATCAAGCTCGGGCGGTTAAATTCCAGTGGCCATGCACTACGAGCGGTGAACTTACCGCTTGGCACAGGGCTACTTAGTGCAGCAGGATCCCAGTCGCGGACGGCGCTGGAGTTTTGCAGTTGCAGAATGGTTGCCACGTCATTGGCGTTGTAGCCAACAGCTTAC